GGAAGCTGTGTCCAGCCGCCGAGCAGCATTCTTGCGTTCCCGGACTTCCGGCCGCGCTCTATAGGACCGTGCTCGGCCTGCAGCGTCCGGCTGGCGGTCGCGACACGAGCGTGAGCATGCAATGACGTTCGACCGGTAGGGCTGGAACTCGGCCCCGCACGTAACGCACGTGCGGGGACCGAGCCCTGCAGTAGGACTGCGATCGCCAGGTGCCTTCGACATGAAGTGAAGGTATCACCTGACGGGTGCAGTTTCTACGTTCCTGCCCCAACGAAGTGCTTCACGGCGCCGGTCTGGTCGACCAGCACGCCGTCACCGCGGAGCAGGCACCGGAAGGTGACGAGGTCCGTGTTGAAGGCGTAGTCCAGCGACTGCTCGAACCGGATGCCGTTGACCACGCGCACGAAGTACGCGGACAGGTCACCAAACGCGACCGACTTGGCGCTGAGCGCGACCGTGGCCACGTTCGGGTCGGTGTTGATCGGCTTGCCGAGCAGGGTGTCGGGAGCGCCGACGACCAGGGACGGCTCGAACAGGTAGCGGTTCTGGCTGTCCTTGAGCTTGCGGACCGCGCCCATCGTCGCGTCGGCCATGAGCCACCCGGCAGTCGAGCGACCTCGGTACTGCGGGATCACCGAGTAGAACAGGTCGATCAGGTTGTCGGCGGTGAAGGCGCCCGTGACGCCCGTGCCACCCGTCACGCCGAGCGTGGTCTGGGTCATGATGCCGTTCGGCTTGGACGAGCCGTTGCCGGTGACAATGTCGGCACCGAAGGCGTTGCCGACGGCACGGCCGGCCTGCATGGCGATGTAGCCCTCCAGGTCCACGGCGGTGTCGTCGAGCAGCTCGCGGGCGACCTGGATCAGGACGCCGTACTTGTACGAGCCGAGCGTGCGCTGAGCGAACGCCGGGTCGGAGGCGCCGATCGCGCCGGCCTCAGCGACCAGTGCGGCGGTGGAGTGCGCCGTGGTGGTCGGGATCTGCAGGTTCTCGCCCGAGTCCGTGGTCAGCACGGTCGCACCCGCGTTGATGAGGTTCGCGGTCTGGATCAGGTGCGCCCACATCTGGGAGTAGAACGACGTCGGGACGGTGTTGCCGCCCGCGCTCGCCGTGCCCTTGACGAGGGACCGGTTCTGGATGGCCCGGACCTCGTCCTTGGTGCCTCGGACGTCGTACTCGCGACGCTCGCCCTTGAGGAAGGACCGCAGCTCGTCCGTGCCGGGCTCGGCGGCCTTGCGCTCCTCGTTGACGGGCTGCTCGGCGAGCTTGCGCAGAGCCTCCTCGGACGCCTTGGCGTCCTCCTGGTCCTTGGCGAGCTTGTCGATCATGGACCGCATCTCATTGAGATCGGTCGTCATCTTCTCGTAGCTGGCGCGCTCTTCGGCGTTCAGCTCGCGCTGCTCGGCGGCGGCGGTGTCGAGGAGGGCCTTGGCCTGCTCCCAGGTGTTCGCCCGCTTCTCGGTCAGCATCTTCGCGTACTCGTTGGACACGATGATTCCTTTCGGGAATAGGAAAGGCCCGCGCCGGTCGGCGGGGCCTTGTTGGTGGTGCAGCGGGCGAGTGGGGGCGACCCGGCTCGCGGGGGAACTACTTGAGTGCGTCGAGGTCCATCTGGAGGCTCAGCACGGATGGCGGAACGGTCGAGTGCTCTCGCGGCTCGACGGACTGCCCGTCCTTCATGGACGTCTCGGGGTCGCTGCCCCGAAGTTCAGGGGTGGGTGTGCCGGCCTTCTCGGCGGCGTCACGCTCGGCCTTGCGCATCTCGAGGGCGCGCAGGGCGGTGGAGGTGTCGAGGTAGGCGGGCGAGTTCACCGGGGCGACGTCGACCAACTGCACTTCGCGCAGGATGCGACGCTCGGCGCACGTCTCGGCGTCGTACATCCACTCGTCCTTGATGGTGCAGAACGCGAAGGACGAGTAGCGGACATCGCCACGGGCCGCCAGGGTGGCGACGTCGCGGCCGGCCTGGGTGTCGGGCAGGTCGACCTCGTACAGCAGGCCGGTGTCGTCGACAGAGAGTCGGAGCGTGCTGGCCTCGGTCGTGCCGAGCAGGAACGAGTCCTCGTGGTTGTACCGGCACATCACCCGCGGCGACTCCGACAGCGTCTTGGTGAACGCGCCGGGGGCGATCGTCTCGATGAAGCCCATGTACTCGGAGTCGGTTCCGAACTTCGCGGCATAGCCAGCGAGGACGCCCGGACCGCCGTTCTTCGAGGCGCGGTACTCGACCGGGACGACGACGTAGCGGCGCTCTACTTCACGACTAGGCATTGGGGCCTCCTTCGGTTCCAACGCGGGGCTTGAGGACAGGCGGGATCGCCGACGACGTCCGGTATCGCTCCTGCCACTGGGCTTCCTGCTCCTCGGTCAGCGGCGGCTTGTCCTCGTCAGCGCGGGCTTCCTCGAGCGTCTCGATGCCAGCGGCGAGGGCTGCCGAGTGCGCAACCATGCGAGAGGTCTTGTCGCCCTGCGCGAGCTTGTCCAGATCGAAGCGCGCGTACTGGGGGCGAGGGAGCAGGAACGTCAACTCGGCCGCGATCCGCTCGCACCAGACGCCCAGGGTCCGCGACGTGAGCCGCGCCTGGTCCTGCTCCAAGGTCTTGTAGGTGAGCGGGGTGCCCGTCTCGCCGCCGACGTCCTCAGGGGACACGCGGTAGATCGACGCGATCTGCGTTGCATTGGCCTTGATCGTCTCGAGGAACTGCGACTCGTTCGCAGGCACCGAGAGCGCCTTGTAGTCCCAGTCCTTGCCAGTCACCAGTACGTCACGCGCCCGCACCGCCGACTTGAAGCGAGTCTTGGCGACATCGGACTCATCCGGGGTCAGCGTCCTGTTGGTGTTCTTGAACATCGCGGAGGGCTGCGCGCCGTTCTTGAACCAGTCGGACCCGAACTGCTGAGCCTGCAGGCCGGTCTCGATCTGCTGCTTGAACAGCGCGAGAGGCGAGAGGCCCTGCACGGAACCAGGCACGGTGTACGCCGGGATGTGCACCAACAATGACGGGTCCAGCAAGCGCCCGCGCCACCAGTAGGTCGGCACGTGGACCATCTCCGGGACCTCGTAGATCGTCACGTCGTCTGGATTGAGCCAGATGATCTGCGACGGCTTCCCGCCCGAGTCGGTGTTGACGATGTAGCCGTACGCGTTGCCCCGGAGCAGCAGCGACGACATGGCCTGATGCAGCCACGTGATGCGCGAGACGCCCCGCAGCGGCGACGGATTGGTGACGAGCTGCGGCTGGGTCGGCAGGAGCGTCCGAGTGCCGTCCGGAGCCTCGCGGAACACGCGCAGCGGGGCAGTGGAGACGAGGTCGGCAATCATCGCCGTGGCCGCGTAGACCGGGATCAGTCGCAGCCCGCCCGAGACCATGCCGGGACCACTGATCGCGCTCGACGAACCGCCCGAGCCCCACACGTCCTGATAGGACAGCGCACGCGACTCGGTCGGCCGCGGGCTCGTGCGGAAGAACATGCTCACTCGTCGTCACCGGCCTCGGGCTCAGGCTTGTGCGGCGCAGTCACGTACGAGACGCGCAGGAACGCGAGGCCGAACACGGCGAGGGCCAGCGGAGGCCAGATCGCGTACCCGAAGATGGACAGCAGGCACACGCCGACGAGAGCGAAGACGTCGGACTGAGTCATCAGGCGCTCCCCTCAGTAGATCGATGCGGCGATGTCGTAGTTGGCTGCCTCGGCCTCGACGTGGCGAGCGATGATCGCGGCCTCGAGCTCGGGGATGTCGGCCTTCTTGCGCGAGATCACGCGGCGATCCCCGACCGTGCGCCAGGTGGCCGAGCGGACGGCGGTGTCGAGTTCCGCCTGTCCTAGGTGCCGGAGGTTGCCCGCGAGGACCGCAGCCTCGAAGTCGGCACATGCCTGCACGAAGCCATCCATCGTCACCGGCTCCACGGTCACGCCGGCCGCCTCGAGATCGGGCGCCAGCGTCCATGCCGGCCCCTTCTCCTGGATGCCGACCGGGTTGCGATCAGCGATCCGAGCGACCTCGGAGACGAACAGAGAGCGTTGCGCGGCGGCGATCTGCGGCGAGGTGAACGCGGCCGGGGTGACGAGGTCGACGAACTCGCCGTGAGCGCCGGCCAGGACGAACCGGGTCTGGTCGATGTCAGCGGCGACGGCGAACGAGGTGGGCGTCTCGGGTTCACCGACGAGCTGGGGCCAGGTCGGAAAGATCGACACCTGACGGTTGAGATCCTCGAGCCAGATCCCGAGCCGGTCGAGCGCGAACCGATCTGCCGGGTACGTCTCGTACTCGCCCTGGACAACCTCGTGGTTGATTCGGGTCGTCCATGCCGGGTTCGCCGACCAGCGCGTCTCATCGAGAGCCGGATCGGCGTCCGGGTCAGCCGCCCACTCGAGCCAAGCGGTCGCGTTGGACTTGCCGCCCTTCGCCGCCGCGCGGATGGAGCCGAACACTGCGCCGTCATCCTCGGGCGTCGGGGGAGTGCCGAGGAGCCAGATCTGCGGGTTGGGCATCGCCGACATGGTCGAGTTGATTGACACCCATGCGCGCTGCGAGAGGATCTGCGCCTCGTCGAGCATCAGGCAGTCCGACGAGAAGCCACGAGAGCCGGCGCCCGAGCGAGCCTTGAACTGGATCGTGGCGCCGTTCGTGAAGCGGATCGCCTCACGGTTCAGCGCCTGCATGATGCCGCCGGGCTTGATGCGCTCGCGGATCCAGCCGTTCGCGTCGGCCTCGACGATCTCCATGAGCTTGCCGAACGACTCGCGCGCCGTGTCTTGCTGGTGCGCCGAGATCACGATCTTCAACTCGCCGAACAGCAACGCGCCGGCCAAGGCGCGGGAGACGAGGAGTTGCGACTTGCCGTTCTGCCGCGGGACCGAGATCCCAACGCGCTTGGCGGACCACGTCTGGTCGACGCGCTCGCCCATCGCGTCCTGCAGGATCATCTCCTGCCATGGATCGAGGACTACGCCAGCACGTGCCGACAGGTCCGCGACGTCCTCCCAGGAGTTAGCCCTAGTCCGCGGCGGGGCGACGCGAACGCGCGGTGGCGCCTCCCCGAGCAGCGCGACGCTTGGCGATCTCGTCAACCGGATCACCCGCCTTCTCGGTCGGCGTCAACTTCTCGATCTGCTCGGCGAGGGACTCGGCGCGAGCGATCAACGGGGCGCGCTTCTCGGGGTCGGCGAGGTCGATCGAGGCACGTGCGATGTCGTACAGCTCGCGTAGCTCGGCGGCGCGGTCGAAGGGGTCGGCCATGGCATGCTCCAACCTGACGATCGCTGTGTGTGAGAGTGCGGCGGTGCGGGGTGGGGAGCAGGGCGCCCACCGCAAAAACTTAGGTCCGACGCGGGTTTGACCGCAGAATTTCCTGTCAGAGCACCATGCGATGGGTGATCTTGTCGTCCACCCTCATCGCGTTCCCACGCCGGGCAGCCTCGCTCCGGTTGCAGGGTGGGTGGCTGGGCCCGATTACATGCTCGCCTGTCGGGTCGTGGCTCAGGTCCCACGCTGATCCTGCCGCGATCTCGCGCGTTTGCATGAGGCACACGGGCTCGGAGCAGAGCGCCCTGCCCGCATCAACAATGGGCGCCCATGCCTTGCGCTCGGTCTGGTAGTCGCGGCCGTATCGCTTGCGTCGATCAGCGGCGGCGCTGGCTGGCGAGTAGTTCGCCTCGCGCTGGTAGACGCCCCACCAACTACGAACGCCGGCAACCTCGCGGTCTGCTGTCGGTCGTCCACGCTCAAGCACTCGACGGATGCAGGTGTCTGCGTCGACGTCGAGCACGCGGATCTCGGTGGCCTGGATGATGGTGGCCGTGCGCTTGCGACTGGTCATGCTGGCACCAGCGCGGATGACCACGGCCTGCACTTCGGGATCCTCGGCCAGGTGGGCGATGGCCCTGGTGAAGTGCTGCTCGTTGCGCCACGTTCCGTCGTCGCGGTCGTAGGTGTCAAGGCCGAGCGACTGGGCCAGTGTGGTCTTGCCTGATCCAGGCGGGCCGCACAGCAGCAGGACTCGGCGCATCAGCTCTCGGTCATGGCAGCCGCGTACAACCGCAGCACCCCGGCCACGCACTCGTTGACGGCGTCTGGGTAGCACGCCTCTTCACTGCCGACCTCGAACTCAAGCTCGGCATCCTCGCCGGACTGAACGCGGATCCGAGCCCACATCACAGCGCCTCGAGCATCGTCAGCGTGTCGTCGATCCGTCGGTGCGCCTGATCCCAGCGGCTCGGGTACTCTTCGGTGCCGACGATGCAGGGCTGCCGCTTGGCTGCCCGACACAAGTGACCCAGCGCCTCGGTGATGTCCTCGCGGCTGGCTTCCTCGTGGCGCTCGTCTGCCGTGGTGGTCTGGCTCATGGCGACCTCCGGGAACGACGAAGCCCCGCGGCTTGTAGGTCCGCAGGGCTTGAGTCTTGGGAATGCTTCCGCACACCCATCTGGCGACAGGATAGCCGATCCAGGGCTACAACACTCGTAGGCCGTGGCGTGTCATTCGCCGCCTGCGCGTCGTCCGGCTGGGTGGTGCCCGGGGAGTAGATGCCGCGGTAGTCCGTTTTCGGGTCGAGGCAGCCCGATGCAGGTGCCGCAGCGCAATGGCGTGCCGTCCCACCCGACCAGAATGTGGTCTGGGTGACGCCGGCCATGGATGCGGAGCCAGATCCGTCTCACGGTCGCCACTCCTCGCGGTAGTCCGGGTGATCGGCGTAGACCGAGGCGAGGGCGCGCAACGTCGTGTTGGGCGGGGCAGGCTCGTACCACTCCTCCATGAACGTCTCCGCCTCGCTTGGGCTGAGCCGCCGTCTACCGACTGTCATCCCCGTCTCGAGGCCATTGCCCCACCATCCATGCTCGGGCGAGTCCGCCTTTGCCTGGCGCATGTCGTTGGCCTCCACGATCCGTCGCTTGGCCCCGCACTCAGCCAGCACGCGGGCGGGATTCCAGCGAGCGATGTGCCCCCGATCCGGCTCTTCGGTGTTGACGAAGCCCTCGGTGTGCATTCCGTTCGCCCAGATCACTCGCTGTGGGTATTGCCCGTTGACCATGGTGGCCGTCTCCGACTCCATGCCTTCCTCGGGGTCATCGCACCAGCGCCACGGGCCAGTAGTCGCTGCCTTCGCCACAGCCTCGTCCTCGGCGATCCGGGCCAGCAGGAACTCGGTGATGGTCATTCGCGGTCCTTGATCTTGCCCATCGCTCGGAACGCCTTCTCGATCTTCGGCCCCTCGTCGACCATGCGTTGCCGCATGAACTCCGCTGCCTTGACCAAAGCCTCGGCTGCTCGCTCGATGCTCTCCTGGTCGACTCCGATGCTCATGCGCTCATCCTCTCGCTCTCGTCGTTCGTCGTCTCGCCCTCACGCCCCAGCATGTCGAGCACATCCCCGAGCCGGTATCGCTTCGGCCCGACCTCGTCCCCGTCAGCATCGTGCTTCCGGTGCGCCGCGATCTGGTCCCGGTCGCCCCACTTCGCGATCCTCTTCCTCAGCCGGAACACGCTCGCCTCGGTGTCCACCAGCGCCACGATCGCAGCGGCCAGCGACTTCGGTTGCGCCACCCATCCCCGCGCCTCGTCCAGCACCGTGTTCAGGTGGTCGCGCGCGTACGTCGTGGCCCCGCACCCGTCGCACGTCACCCAAGTCAGCCCCGGGATCACGTGGGTCGGCACCGTGCAGCGTCGACAGGCCCCGGCGTACCAACCCGGCGCCACGCTCTCGGTCAGCGTTCGCAGCGCCGTCTCGTGCAGCCCGAGTTCGCGCACGAACTCGCCTGCCCACTCGGTGGTCGCGATCGAGGTCAGGTGCCGGCCGAGCCCGACGCACAGGAGGGGGAACTGGTCGCGCTCGTCGAGGTTGCTCAGGTCGGCCGCGATGGGCTCGACAGGCAGGATCTCGGCAAGGAACGGGCGATCGGCGACCAGCATCCGCGCCCAGGTGCTCACGGCGTTGGACGCCTCGTCCATCGCGGCCGTCACCCGGTCGCCTGTCCTCTCGGTGCCGTCCCACAGCACGCGCGATCCGGGCACTGGTCGAGAGCCGGCGCGTCCCGGCTTCCAGCGCGCGAGGTTGCGGAAGTACACCGGGAACAGGTCGAGCGCCGTCGTCACCCAGCGCTGGCAGAGTTCGCACAGCGCGAGTCCATTCGTCGTCGCGGCTCCACAGTTCAGGCAGTTCATGCATCCCCCCAAGTTGTCCCCGTCAAGCTCCGGTGCTCCCCCTCGTGCCCCCGCTCCATCCGGCACACGTCACCCAGCGGCGTCCCGGGCAGCGTCGAGAGGCAGTAGCGC